CTTTCCTTTTAGACTTACGCCCGTTGATTTATCTTTATTTTTTGGTGAATTTTAGTATGCGCTAAAATTGAATGTTTACTCTCCGGCTTCACAATAACCACAAAGAATGTCTGGTCCCCACCAAGAACCAATGAATTTACCATGCTTACAATATTGGCTTCTATCTGATCTATCCCAATCATATTCATCACCAATTTCATAATCATCATCAATTGCCTGATGGACTTGATTAAGTCTTAATGTCATTAAATCCATGTAGTCTTGAACCGAAATACCTTTAAGATGAGCTTGGTATTCAATATCCAATGCTGCATCGGCTTCCATTTCCAATTCTTCATGTGTTAGCTCACGCTCTTTGTTTTCATATTCCAAGTTCATTATAAACCTTCTCCCAATTTGTTGTTAATTTATATCTAAATGCATAATGATTTATACCAATGATTTCTTTTACTTCAATAATTCCATCTTGAACATCAAAAATGAGATTACAATTTTGACATTCATACTGTTCCCAATCAGAAAGAAATGCTTTATCTTCTGGATTTTCACATATTACATTTTCATGACTGTCAATAAATGTTAGATTTTCTAATCTACATTGAGGACACTTGTTCATTTTCTGCTCTCCTTAAGCTTTTCTATTAACCAAGTTGCTAGGATAAAGTTCGGATGATTTGAATTATTAATTCCAATGTTCCGGGTTAGCCAACCCAAATCATCAAACCTCATCTTTGGTATATCCATATTTTCTAAGACACGGTGTAATTCCGTTCTTACTTCTTTTATTTGTATTTCGTTCATTAATCCTCAAATAGTTTTAATTGATTAGGGTTTTCTTTTCTTGTAGAAATTCTTTCCATACCGTTTTGGTCTGTCCATTCATTCCATTCTTCAGTTGCTTCATCGTTCCAATATTGCAAACTATAAACGGCATACTTAATATCATCATCCTTTGGATATTGTTCACCATCTACATCGAATTCAATGTTCATATTTGCTGTCAATTCATAGTAGATATCTTCACCATAATTTGGAACATTAGTGTCGATCATGTTTTCTAGATAATCTGGCAAATCATAAAGGCAACCAATTGCTTCCTTATATAATCTATTGTGATAATCCTCTTCATCATAAACAGGGTAATCGCTTAGTTTATCTTTACAAGACATAGCTTTTTTAAAAGCATCTGTAATATTGTCTAACTCAACATTGGCTTCTTGCTTTAGAATACGACAAATCAAACGGTCAATTGAACCACAAGCCCAATGGCTATAGTTTTCAATTCTAAAATCATCCGGATAATCATCTATTAGTTCTTGAGAAATTGTTTCAAAGTTTGAGATATCCATAATACTAGAATCTCTTGTTTTATCAATTCCACAAAAACCCCAAGTTACAAAAGTATCTTCTGGACCCCAATAACCAAAATCTTCTGGTTTGGTTAAGGCATCAGTTGCACAACGAACAAGGTTTTCCGAATATACAAAAGTATCATTCATATTCATAGTGTCCTAATTCTTGAAGGAGGTATTTTGCTTCTTCAAAATCAAATTCTCTATCAATATCAATAACTCCATTAGCAACATCTCTAATAACATACGCTGCAGCTATATTTGTTATATTCTTATAGCAATCTTCATATTCATCAAGTTCAAAACCAAATTTATCAAAATAATCTGTCCACACAGTATCGATACTTGTTAAGAAAAGATTTCGCCCTTCCATTCCGGTTAGATCTAACCACTCTAATGCTCTATCTTCAATTGACTTTCCACCTTGAAGAAGAGCAATGGGTTTAAAATTATCTTTCATTGCAGTTGCCCATCCAGCAATACAACAAGCAGTTCCACAATCTAAAGGTTCTAGTGTTTTAGTATTCTGTTCACTATTATGAATAATAGGATAAGAATCAGTTGACCAATAAGGTTTACCATTCCACATGCCTTGTTCTATTTTTGTAGAAAGCCAATATTGCATTTCAAATTTGTGTTCTGGAAGACTTTCAATGTAGTCTGCCAGTTTTAACATTCTTTCCTTATTCATTTAGATGTCCTTTCATCTGTTGCTTCATTAATCATCATTGCTAATCCAATGAATACTATTGGTACTACAATCAAAAATATAATTGCAATACTAAATACCTTAATCATTTAGTACTCCTAATTCTTCCATTGCTACTTTGTCCCATCTTTCGGGTAATCTTTTTTCAATATCATAAACACAGATATTAGCTTCTTCATTCTCTGTATTCCAATACATACAAACTTCACCATATGTTCCAAAATCATGTTGAAACCATTTTTTCTTGAAGTTGATATTATTACTTAAAGCTTCTGGAAATAACCTTTCCAATAGACTGATATAAGTATCCATTTCTTTTTCAGCACGATTTTTGTAATCATCTGAACCAACTTGAGCACAAGGCTCATCATATGGCGTTGAGCCAATTTCCATATATTCTCTCATTAGATATACCTTCCATTCCAATCTTTATCATTATCATATTCTTCGTCATAATCAAGTGAATTGACTTCAACTAAACTTCCTTCGCAAATTATGCAATATCCAGTCTCTGTCTTTTCGTGATATAACTCACCACAAGATTTACATTCATAATTAAATGTCTTCATGAGTGCATTTCCTTTTCCCATAAGAACCAATCAATATTAATTGATAAGTCAAGGCTTTCATCATATTCTTCAATTTCTTCTCTTTTGGGGAATTTAATCAAACCATCTTTTAACCAAAGATTCTCGATGTACTCTTCTAATTTGTTTTCTGGGGTCATAATTTTCCTTTATATTTCGTGTGTTACTTTAACAATGTTTTTATCTTTTAACCAATGCAATCTTAAAACCATACAATTATATTTGGCTGACTTTTCAATTACTTTTCTAAGAGCTTTTCTTTCTGCTTCTGTTTTAGCAACAGTTTCAATTGATAAGCATCCTCCGGATTTCATATTAGATATTTTTTTATGAATATCTATTTCAAACTCATTTGTGAACCTAAGATTTTCATTCATTTCCAACATAAGAATCAATTTCCTCTTCTTCATCTTCATCAATTTCTACGAACATTTCATTCCAACATTTAGGATGCGTTCCACTAATCAACATTTCACGCTCTTCTTTTGGAATATGCGGAAAAATATCTTGGACATATGCTGTTTTTTCAACATAAGCTTCATGTTGGCGATATGTCATATTAATAACAATCCAATTGTTACACCAAGAACAATGTTTTGTAATTGAAAATAGTGCTTTTTCGTGTTCAGTTGTAAAATCATAAATATCAGTTGACATTTGCTTCTTCTTTCTTTCTATTAAATAATTCGGGGTTTTTCTTTTGGAGTTCATCATATGGGTTATACCACCATTCATCATATGACGCTACAAATGGATTAATTAACAATTCTACAAAACAGTGAATTCGTTCTGCATTTGCAATAGTTCCATAAAATAGATCTAGTTCTTCATAACTATCAAATGGACCAAAAAATACTCTATCAGTTGATCTAGTATGATGTAATATCCATTGATACTTGGGTTTGTCTTTCATTATTGTTTTCTCATTTCTTCAATAGCATTTTGCAATACTTCAACACATTCAGTTTCAGTTCCACCAATGTGCCATTCATATTTGAAAAATGGAGTTTCTCCTAATTTCCAATCATAAATGGTGCAGTATTTGCTTTCGTTATATTCCAACACCCATTCACAAGTTGTTTTATCTCCATCAACAGAATTAGGTCCATAATCAGGTTCACCAAATGTTTTCACTAATTCTTCATATGTGGCTATTACATAGCCTTGTAAACAAGTACCACTTGCGTTTGCTTCATCTGTTCTTTTAATATTGTTCATATTACTTTCTTTCTACTACTACTTTAGCTTCATATGAAACCCTCTTTGAGGGATTATCATATGCTAAAGATCCGGGTTGAGCTTTTGACATAAGTGGTAATTCATCTCTGTAGATAAAAACAACTATACCATTAACTTCAATGTCTAATCGATATCCTTCATATCCAATAAAATCAGCAATTGCTTCTTCTACCGTATCAAAAAAGGTAACGACACCATTTTGATTTCTTGTTGCGTATGGAGTATCTTTCATAAGATATTCCTCTGGGATTTCATCAATCATTGTTTTCTTCTTTCATTTCGTATTGCTCTGTTTCCATTGTTTCATAATCTGTAATTGAAATAAACTCTACAATTTCAGAATCGTTTGTTTTTTTGCCAATATTTTCAATTGACCAAGCTTTTGCACTTTCCATACTTGAAAAATGTAAATTTTTCATATATTTTCCAGTATCACTAGATACTCTTGTTTTTGCTATTATCATTTTAATCCTCCATTGTGTAGTCGTTTGTTACATCTTCATTAATCATAAAGACTCTTTCTTTCATTTTTTGTTCAATGCATTCATCACAAATCCAAATAAGCATTTGAGAAAGATCAAATTTGGAACCATAACCACCTTCAATCAAGACTTCAATTGCATCTTCTGGACTCATTAAGGAACTTTTTCCAAATGTTAAATAAGTAATTTGTTTTCCACAAGAAAAACAAGGACATACTGTAACCATTTCCATTATTTGACCTCCAAATACTCAGGGAATTTTTTATAAAACAAAAATGTTCTAATCTGATACAACATCATTTGATGTACATAGTTAGAAGCAATGCCCATTTTTATTGCACTGCCTACTCTTTTGTTTTGACTAAGGTTTTTAATTGCAGAGTCTTTAACTCTTTGTGCATAAAAACATTCTCTATCTTTTTTGATATGAAAAGAATTAATTGTTTTAACAATTTCTTTTCCAATTGTTTTATTTCCAGATTTTGAATTAACTCCATAATCAGCAGAAAGGAAAACTTTAATTTCGTCTTCCTTCAATTGATATGAAACAAAATCGGGGTGTATTGACAATTGATAATTTGTAAATTCTTCATAATCCATTGTTTAATCTCCTGTTTGTAACATGTCTGCTCTAACATTTAAGTCTCGCAGTTCGCTTTTCTTTATCCAAAAGTAATTGCATTTATGCAATAATGCCGGAGTATAAACTTTCCGGAATTCTCTTTCTCTTTCATCAAGACCAATTCGATTACATACTTCATCTAAGCAATAATCATAACCAGCTTCATATCTTTCTTCAATAAATTCATTATTGCAGATTTTACAAGTTGCCATTATTTTCTCCTATTCCGTTTCGTACAATTTACTAAACTTATCCAAAAAAGATTTGTTTATATCTGAGTAATCAAATTCACTTAGATACTCACCAACTTCATTGTATGTTTGTATTCCATCTAATATTTCAATTGCATATTTATCTAACAGATGATCAAATGATTCATTTGACATTCCCATACAAAAAGCAAGATTTTCTATCTTTTCGCCTAATGAATCGAGTTCTGTTATAACTAAGTCTCTGACCCAGCACACTTCATCTAAACCATCACCATAATGTTTACCTTCATCATCACAGTATCTTTCGATTTCTTTTTCTATCCGGCTTAGTTGTTTACTAAGAATATAATTTAAATCATGATAAGTTTTCATAATAATGTGTGTTTTTAAGTTTGTATTTTGTTGGGACATTGGTTATCACCATTCTTTCTATTTGTTTTTAAACACAAAAAAGGCAATAGGAATACCTATTGCCTTGCTAATGTTTAGTTTTTGTTTATTGATTAATTTAGATTAACCATTGTATTTGCCATTTATGATTGTCCATCTCTACAATCATAATTTCACGATCCATTACTAATTCTTTCATCAATTCAAGTTGAAATTTGATTAGTTCTTGTTTATACTCTTTATTTAGAACACGAGTAAGGTCATCATAATCTACATCAAAAAGAATTCCTAATTTCATATCTTTACGAATAGCATTACGAGCAAGTGAAACTTTGAGTTTACTACCGTCATCATTTCCCCAATAAGTTCTGTTTTCTAATGGAGTATCAAAAAGAGATTTGGTTTTCTTTTTTCCTCCATTTCGACCACGAGATACAATTTTGTTTTGAATTGAGTTGAGGTTTACTTTTTCGTTAGACATTTGAATTCTCCTTGTTTTCAGCAATCTTATTTTCTAGGGATACGATTTGTTCTGGGGTAAGAATTTGATCAATATTACGGTATTCTTCAGGAAATCTATCACCTGTTGATGTATGTGAAGTAATACTAATAACTTCACCATTGTCAAACTTAGCATTATTGTTGATAGCTTGGCTCATAATTGGAGTAGGATTACGCTTACGCTTTGGACCAAATACAGCATTAGAATATGCTGTACCATCAGGATAACCGACAGGAAGAACTTCAACATTATCGTCACGGTTCTCATTATCAATTACATTCTGATTCATTCTAACTTGACGCAAAGCGTGAAGAATAACATTAGCATTGAATTCTTTACCAAGATTAGTAATGCATTTGTAATAAATTTCGGAATTTGTAACAACAGCAACTATTTCACAAATGTAACCATAATCATTATCATTATCTGATATTTCTATGCCCATCAATTGGTCAACAATAAGGTCATACTTTGACTTTACATTTTGCTCTGGTTTTGTATTTAGATTAGACATAAAGTCCTCCAATAATAAATTATTTATATTTACTTATAGTTACGAATAAACATAAGAATAAAATTTCATATTCAAACTATTCGGAAACTATGAACAAAGTGTATCGCCAAAAATAATGAAATCAAACATGCACCATAAAAATGTTAGAAAAAACTTTTATTGTGCGCCAGAAAGTAAATCGAGAAGATCGTGATAGTTAAGCTCTTTGTAAATAGTTTATTAAAGCCGGCGATCAAGGATCGGGAATGCTTGATATTAAATCATTTAATAAAGTTTGAACGCCCCACTGTTTAGATTTACTTTTCAGCGAATTTTAGTATACATTTTTTGGCAGCTCAAGCCTTTTGTAATAAATCAGGTTTTCGGATTAGATTCCGATGGAGGGTCAACCATATTATCCTGTAGGAATGTAATCATTGTTCCCTCATACTTTAAGCGACCTAAGTGCGTTAACTTAAAGGAAGGATCAGCCCAAACTTTACCACCGATTTCTTGCCAGTATCTACAGAATCCATAGTCTTCAGATAAGAATCGTTGTTTCTCTGAGTCTACATATGAATTAAAGAAAGCATAAGTCCACTTCTTTTCTTCATCATCTAATGAACCTGTATCATCGTGATATCTTAGCTCGGGGTATGAATCAATCATCTTCTCAAACACTGACCTTTTAATTAACATAAAGCCTGTCCCGGCATCATAGATTTCAATTGCACCATTCTCAACAGCAACATTTGTATTATCCTTGTCTTTTACTGCATTAACAACGAATCTTAAACTTCTTTCAAGGAGTTGTTCTGATGGCACTCCCTTGTTTACATTCTCAACTACCCTATCCCATAGGATATCTTTAATGGGGTAAGAACCAGTAACTATTTCCTTATCATGCCACAAAAGCTTTAGGATATCCTCTGGTTGAAACCCAAGATCAACATCAATAAACATAAGATGAGTAAACTCCGGATGAGCTAAAAATTTAGCTACCATATTGTTTCTTGCCCTATTAATAAGAGAGTCTGAGATTGTTGCAATTGAGAATTTCAAACCAATATCTTTAAACATCATAGCTGTTCTCATCATTGACATAAATGTTGGTTCAGTAATCATTTGATCATAACAAGGCATAGCAATTAGCGGGTGCCAAGATTCAATCATTTCATGGGTAATTTCAATTTCTTGTTCTTCAAAAGTAGTCATAGATGTAATTATACACAAAAAAACCGCCCCGAAGGGCGGAAAAACAATTTGTTTTATTATTAGTTTTGTATTAAGCTTTTGACTTTACAGTGGTCTTTGCATTGGTCTTAACAGACTTCACTTCTTTAGTAGCAACAGAAGTTTCTGACTTCTTTGTACCGGCAGGAATAACTTTAAAGTAAAGAGCAGACTCTGTACGGCTAAAGTGAATCATTACCTTGTAATCAAGCTTTTTTGCTTGAGCACGAATACGCTGTTGCATTGTGTTAAACTTCTTGCCTTCTTCAATGTTAAGAATAGAGAAGTTTTCACCGTTCTTATTTGAAGAATGAAGAGCTTCAATAATCATTTGAAGTTCAGCAGATGTTCTTCCTGTACGAGTAATTTCTGGAAAGGTATCTACTTTTGTGATGTTGAATGTTGACATTTTGATCTCCTATTAGGTTGATTTGATTTGTTCTGATTGAATGGCTTACGCCCTTGGAATAGAAATAGTATCTGCCCCAACCCCGGCTTGCAACTCGGAATCGTCTTTTTTTCAAATTTATTTATTAGATGATTTATTGTCTAAAAACATGGGTAACAGACTCATTTCCTTTACTTGCTATGAGCAGTTTTGGGTTCTTCAGAATGAGACTGCATCTTTGAAATTGTAATCTTGAGAGCAATATTCTCAAGAGTTAACCTTGAATTAATAATGCTCAATTCATTTAACAACTCTTCATAACTTGGAGAGAAGTCGTGTGTGTGTTCATTTGTCATAGGGTTTCTAACCATCCTTCTATATCGTCTGCACTAATGGAACTTTTTTGATCCATCAATGACAGTTCTTTTGTAGAACCATTATACAGATGAGTTGAGCCAAATTCAGGCATATCTTCATCATATTCATATTCTCGATCTGTGCCGATAATTTCAATATCAACTTCTGTGTCCATAACCATGTTCTGAATACAGTTAAAAACAGAACCGGCAAGAGCATCGGCTAAATCTTTAGACCCGGAGTTCGGGTGGTCAATCTTATTGTTATTGAATAGTCTTAACTTAAGAAGTTCTTCTTCAACAAGTAATTCAATCCAATAACCCCTTAGTCTGGTATCGTAAATAGTTGTCATTAAGGTATCATAATCGGTTTTCTTAACGCTGTGGAAGTTTGCATTAATACCTTGAGCTTTTAAGCTTTGAATCATCTCAACAGATTGCCAACGGTCAAATGTAACTAATCCAACATCATATTTTCTACATAGATCAACAATCATTTGCCTTACTGACGAAAAGTTAATTTCCTCTCCGGGTTTAGCTTGCCATGAATGTATTAAGTCAACATTCACAACAGGAAGTGTCTCAACACCCATTGATGTTTTAACTTCTTTAAACCCGGCACAATGAACCATAGATAAAGCTGATCTATCTCGTTTGAGTCCAAGGTCAATATGAATAAACCTTACATGACCATCTTTATTATTAAACCAATCTTTAAATTCACCATCTTCGTTTATGGGATTTTCACTATACATAAAAGCTTTTCTAACCAAATCTGCATCTCTAAAATATGCATCTTCCATTGTTGGTGGTTCACATTCAAATCTAGCTCTGGCTTCAATTGGGTTCCTAATATATTCAGACTCTAATTGTTCTCTAAAGATAGTTGGGTTTACTTCCCAAGTTGCAGCTTTGATTGACCAAGTTTTAGGTTCATTCTTTTCTCTAGAGTTAAAGAATCGCTGCTGAATAAAGTCTCCTTTATACCGGGGGAAAGATAGAAGAATAACTTTACCAACTTCAGGGAAACGAGACATAACAGATAATTTACTCATGTTATAAATAGCAGAAGCTGAACCTTTTGATCTATGATCACCTTTAGTTTCAGCATCAGTTTTGAAAGCTGAGATTTCATCCAAAATAATTGACATTACTTCATAGCCTTCCCATCCTTCACTTTCTGAGTGACCAGAGAAACATCTTACTGGTCTACTAAAGAAAAAGATTTCAGATACTCTTGGCTCAAAGCCTACAGAGTTAAAATAAGGTGAACCTAGTAATAAGTTCTTTAATGGTTCAAAGAACACTCTCTGAGCTTGCTGAGCGTTTACAGCAAGGTTTAACAAGTCAATATAGACACCTCTAGCTTTACCATAATAGTTCAGAGGGTCTCTAAGACAATGTAAGAGATAAACAGTGTAAGCCATTGATATTCTGGCACAGTGATCTTTTCCAGATCCTTTACCTAACATGCAAATGACTTCATTATCTGTATAATCGGCATACCATTTCGTACCGGCTTCTTCACCATACATTTTTATCAGTGTTGGAAGTTTTAAAATTTGTGTGGAATGGCGCACGATTTCTAGTTGAATAGGTGATAGGCTAGGTAGTCCAAGATATTTTTTATCTGTTACAAAAGTTTCTATAGAAACAGGAACTTCAACAAGTTCATCTTGTTTAAGTAACTTATCAAAATCATCATAGTTTAAGTTGATGCCGAGATAATCAGACATAAAAAACCCCCCGTAAGGGCAAAAAAGCCATTCTCAAATTATGACGATATTGGTAAAGCCCAAAAAAAAGGTCTCTAATTATGAGCCGTAATGGGTCAAAAAAAGGTCTCTTGATATGAGCTTTTTTATTGCTCGTGAGATTCAACATCAATGACTTCCTCTTCCTTTGGCTCATCCATTATTTCAAATGCGATAGCAAGTTCTTTACGAACCTCTTCCGCAACTTCGGGAAACTTTGCAATAACATCTCGGAGGACTCTGGACAGAATCTGGTTAACATTCTCAGCCTTCTGCATTCTACCGATATACTCGGCATCGGAGTTGTTACCACCCATGAGTTTATGAAGCTGAGCTTTCTTTGTAGCAAGCTCTCCGGCAAGCTTAATGGCTTGAATCCTTGCTGCGACCATCCCATGATCTGTCGCAATGTTGATTGTCTCCCAAGCTTCTTTGCTTAGTTCATCAAACTCTTTAAGAGCTTTGATTGTATTGAACTGAACACGCTCTAGGAAGTAGGGGTCATCGTCAGCTTTCCTATTGAGAATCTTCTTGTATTCTTCAATATAACCCTTGACTTCGGCTGGTTTGATTGACATCAGAGAGGCTATCTCGTGGTTAGAGTAACCTTTGACATGCATTAGCCCCGCATCTTCAACATCCTTAATCTTATCGAATAAAGTCTTCTCTTTTACTGGTTCAATATCTGACATAATCTGTCGTAATAGCCTTTCGCAACAGTATCCCAAGACCATTTATCTTGATTGGTAACTGCATTGTTATATGTGAAGTTAGAAACATCATCATAATTATAAATTACATATAACATTTTATCACATAAATCATCGAAATTTGGCTCTGCCCATTCACCACACTCACCGTAGATACCGGACATCTTACTTTTTCCCCATTTGAAATCAAGAGGAACTGACATACTGGCATATTCTGTACAAGCTGTAGCATCGGTGCAGATAGTCGGAATACCTTTCGCTATAGCTTGGAGAGGCAGCATGCCCCAACCTTCACCACTTGTAGGGTAAATGAGGCAATCTGCACGATCATAAATTAAAGCCAGTTCTTCAATGGGAACATCATTCTCAATGACTTCAATATTTGGATGATTTTTGATAGCAGAAGGCTCACCCCTATCATTCCACAGTCGGGCATCAGGAGAGTCCACGCTCTTGTAAAGAAGCTTGAACCTATCATCTTTGCCAAAGAGCTTTACAAACGCATCAACAGCGAGCTGACTGTTCTTTCTGGTAGAAGGAGAGCCGATGCTAAGGAAGGTAAACGGTTGAGATTTAAGAGTCCTCTTCACAGGAAAGAAGTATCTTGAATCTACTCCGAGATCAAAATTATAAGTGGGGACTTTGACTCCGGAACTTGTAAATACATCTTTAGCCCATGATGATGTTGTCCAGATTTCATCCATCATGTTCATACGCCTTACCCAGTCTTCAGGCAAGCGTGTTGTTTCCCAGTATGAAAAGCCAACATTGTATCCGCTACACATTGCGTAATCAAGAGGGAGTCGATTATTAATTAAAACATCGTAACCTACATGGTCATAACATTCTGATTGATATTGAATACCAATACCAACCTCTGCCATAGGCTTGAGATCTGATGGCATGATGCAATCACGATCTATCTCAACACCCATTAGGATTAGACGATTGTAGATTTCATCCTCGGCTACCTTGTAACCTTCATTACGGACTTGGGCAACACTTGTGCCATTCCATACAATCTCCATTTTTATTTAAGCCTCTGGGTCAAATGCAAGTTGCTTACCGCCCTCACCAGCAGCAGCTTCTAATTCTTCAATAGAATATCCATGTTGTTTTGTAAACTCAACACGATAGTTGTACCAACCAGATGTACCAATCCAGAATCTTGGGTCGGTGTCTTTGGCTAGTTCGGTAAGTTCTTCTGGTTGGAGCAAGAAGCTAAGGACTCCCAGAGGCATGTACAAGGTCATATCGTAGTTTTCATGCTTGTCTGATGCATACTCTCTGATAATGTCTTGAAATTCCTTAACAATTTTCTGCACAGGCTTCCCTGCATAGAAATCAATATTTCCATAAGCATTTCTTTCTCGTGGACAGAAATCATCAACAGGTGTTATTGTCCCGAAAGAACGACACACGAACGGTCTAAACCCATAGACTGTGCAGCCCCCTTTGTAGAAAGCACAATGCTTTTCAGATTCTCCACCGGACTTCCATGTTTCGTCATACATCGCTTGTTTAAGAGAGTTGACAACATCAGCCATCCATTCTTTAGCAGCGTCTTCACCTTTATCCTCAAGAGTCAAATAGTATTGCTGAGTAAGATTGTAGGCAATGTTGGCACATTCAAACATTGGAATAACAAGACCAATCTTGCAACACTTACCTGAACCAAGACACTTTGATGGTGATTGATTTTGCTTTGCTTCAATAATACGGATCTGGTTATAAATCATATCCAATCTTGCAAAATTGACAATATCTTTAATAGTGACGCTTCTTTTCATCGCCCCATACCTTTCTTTCTAAGCTTATTAGCTTTTTGTTGTTCTCTTCTTCTTTTCTCAACTTGCTCTTGCAAAGGAGATTTTGGTCTCCGCAATGTTGTTGAAGAAAGATTGCGACCTTTGCCTCGAAATCTGAGGAGGTCATATTTTTTGCACCAGTTATAAACTGCTTGCGGTGTTACTTCGATATTATAAGATTGTTTTAAAACCTTGCAAATATCTGTTAAGTTCATTCGTTTTTGAACATAGTGTTCGTACAACCAAGCTTTGTCTTTATAAACATCAGTCATCCGGGTTAACCACTTTCCAATACCAAATAGCTATTCCAACAGCGTCAACAATGTCATCGTCACCGAGGTCAAGGTCATCATCGTTGAAATATTCTTCAATTATAACACGGACTCTGCGTTTTCTTTCTTCTTTCTTTTTAAGTTCAATATTCTTTTTTTGCCCGTTTTCTTTTAAGGCATCTTTATCTTTACCTGTTAGATTTTTATATCCAACACCACTTCTCCATACGAGAGGACTGACATCCATCACTCTTTTACAGGTGAAGGATGCCATTCCCCAAGTGAAGCCAATGATGTAAGAAAGTAAACGGCTTGTCTGAAAGTTCTGAATATAAACAGACTGCTCAATGACGCAAACATCGGGCTTGTATAAATTACAGATACTTGTGATCCCAAACTTAATTTGACTGAACTTGTCTTCAATCGTAGAATTCTTCATGAAAGAAAGCTTGTCTGACTTAACAAGAACTAACTCACCGTCAATTCTTTGCATGATGCACCAAGCTAGTGAGTGAGAAGCCGGGTCAATAGCCAGTACGGTATTGACCTTCTCTTTCTTTAAATAATTGAGACTCATTGCTTCTGATCCTTGCGAATCTTTTCTTCATCCCAACCCCACGACACTAACCTTTGAACATACCTTTCTTCCTTACAGGCTTCACAGATATCTTCTTTATTATAAGTAGAAAGTATTGTTGTACAGTCTTTTGTTTTACAGATTCTTTTCTTATGTTTATTAGCTTTTTTTGTGTGATAAGATTCCAATAGCTTCTTATTGGTTATAATCTTTCTACACTCCGGACTGCAATAGGTAGCATTATAAACTTTAGCTACGAATTGTTTTTTGCAATCACCGTTTGAGCAAACTCTTTTCTCTTCGTTGAACATCTTTTTTCATAGCAATACCTAGAAAGGTTCTTCAACCTCGGTAGTTTTGCTAAATTCTCCTTCACCCCAACACATGGCAGCAAGGTCACACTGAGCGCATTTCGCCGATGACCTCTTATACGGTTGTTTAGGTAGCTCCCCCTCAAGGAAGTTAGTATAAATTTTATTATACTTAGTAAACAGTTTATCAATAAAAACATCGTCACGCTCTATAAAGATAGGTAATATCTCCTGATTGTTCTTATTTTCATAGATAACATAACCACTTGGTAAGTCCAAACACCTCATATAAATCTGAGCCTGACGATAATGATCATCTTTTGGCTTGTTATGGAACTGGCGATACTGGAAACCTTCTGCGCTAATTGACTTCAATTCAATCAGTTTGTGACCATACCAGTCAATGATTCCGTCAGCTGTACCCTCAATAGGAGGGTCTGTATGAGTTACTGGGATTTCCTCGGCAACAAGTATACCCATCTCACGGAGATAGCTATACAGACGCTCATGGACAGCGTGACCATTATCAAAGATACGATAAGTCTGTGATCTAAAGGAAGGTGTGACCTCTTGACCCTCAAATAGGTAATGCCAATATCTAGCACATTGGTTTGTGTAACTTGGGTGAAAACCACCGACCTTCTTAAATTCTGGCTTGTTCCTTAGAGCAAGATGGTCATCAATAGCGTCATTAAGAAGCTTCTCAACCAAGTCCTCCTTATTAATCGGTTCCTTTGGTGTCTTCAGTTGTTGTAATGCTTTTAACATTTATGCTCCTTTTGCAGCAATCTTTAACGCATTGATATTTTCCAATAACGCTTCGTACATTGTTTTCCAGATATCATTAACGAACTTATCTTGTTCGGACATAATACTTGATCTTCTTTTGAATGCTTGTGATTTTACAATCATCATTGTTCTATAACCAGAAAGTACATTTAAATACTTAATAGCTTGCATTCCTACATAGTTCTGAGGATTATCAATAATGTCTTGAACAATCCTCATACACTCAATAAATTCTTGTGCTTTATCACCCATCTGCTCAGCGAGCCAATCCGGGTCTACCACGATGTCAGCCATTTTCCATTCTCCTATTCATCCCATTTTTTTCCTAAAATTAACTTTGGTTGTTTATGACAGATTCCACATCTACCAAACTTCCCATCTCCGTAGTGCGTCTTCCACTCACGACAGCATAGCACCACTATTTCCATCCCATATCTTTGTTCAAGACTTTTTCTTCCGCTATTCGATGTCATAGTGATATCTATTATCATCAGATGTTTTCCACTTGTTTGCATCCTCAACATCCCATTTTCTAGTGTTGACAAATCTCTCAATCAAAGTTCCCGTCTTGGTCGTAAACGAAGGGTCGAACAGTCTAACTCTATTGTTTGGCTGAATAGCATAGTTCCCATCATCTCTAAGCATGACATGACCACATTTGTGTTGACCCGGATTTGTGCTGAAACCAAGGTTTATAGTGTTGTCATCTGGTGCATGCCAATCAAGTGTAAATAGGTATTTTGCGTTTACGAACTCTCCAGAACGAGCAACATAAGCCATTCTCATATTTCTCATTGCTTGAAACTCAGTAACAGCTACATGAGGACTAAAAGAGTTCCACAGAACAAGTTCGTGAATATCAACTTCAGGTACACCCGGTCTTTCACAGAAAGCGTTTATAGGCATTCTCCACCAAACACCCCCATCTTCCATTAAGAAATGGAACAGAGGACTTCTCCCCTGAATGCTAGTTACTCCAAAAATCATGCAGGGAAAGTATTTATCATGAGAGTCCAACTGGTCTCTTAGGAAGTTACCTCTAACATAACATTCAATCATTGGTATATTAGCATTAAGCTCCGGCATTTTATTTATTTATCTTTCTTTTATAACTCAATGGAACTTTCTCCAATGAGTAACTGGCTGGATTCCGAGATGCTTGCTTGAGACATCGGAGTATGTAAGTAGGATATCACAAGCTACGCATATTCTTTTTGTCTTGATATCATCCAGACTCCCAACAAGTGGTTCTTCAGCGTTTGTCTCATCTTTCCTCGTATTGTAGTGCAAAGTGTTTGATGGGAAGACAAAAACTTGCCCTTTGCGTGTTTCAAAGTCCCAAGCTTTTGCACCATACGGATTCCATTCTTTTGCGTTATATCCAGATATCCCCACATAAGGATCTCTATCATGGCTAGAGTCTACAAAAGTCAAAGTTTGCTCGCCATCCTCGGGAGTTGCTGCGTAGTAAACAACAGATAGATGAGAATCTCCATGAGTGTGCATTCTTAGAGGAGCCTTAGTGGAGGAGTTCAACCAAGACTTTACAATATTTATATCAAAATTTCTGTGCTCAATCCCAATTGTTTCCAAATATTGCTGAACACACTCAGTAATGAAAGTGAAAAGTCCAGCAAATTCTTTTTGATGATGAACAGCATTTCTACCAGACGATTCTCCAGATAAACCACCAGAGAAATGCCCTTCCCAATGCTGATAAAATAATTCAAGAAAACTATCACTATCCGGGTACACCGATTGCGTTACAGTGGTTGGGAATAAAGCATAAACAATGCTATTCATAATCACTATCCCGAATCAGTTCTTTAAATACATGCCATTCAATGATGGCAACCTTGACATCGGAATCTTCTCCTAGGACAACAGACAGACACGGATGTTTATATGTTGATCTCCAAGCATCTTTTCTCAGCTTGATCCATCCATCTCTTGTGAGAGTAAATGTCTTGCCGTTGTGTTTATAGTCCACAACAAATTCATTCATCGTTGCATCACCCTTCCGGAATCCCCGACCAGAGTTTTTAACTGGTCTAGCCCCGTCACGCTTGGTTTCTTCTTTTTCATTTCTTTTCATTGTATTCCTTACAAGATTTACAGGTTACTTCTTTTTTATTTTGAGTGACATAGTAATCACCACCAGTTTTGCCACAAGGTGTCTCATAGTTTGATAAACCACGAGTAATCATGTGGAAGTGGATAAGAGTGCTTTGCTCTTTTCTCATTAATCAATCTCCATATCCGTATTATCCATTGTCTCCTTAAACTCTTGGTAAAACTTAATTAGATTGTAAACAATTCCAACACAAATGCCGGCGATGACTAGAAGATAGATAACCATGTCACACCTCTTCAAACTCACGACCCAAGATTAGAGTTGCAATTTCACTTCTAACCTTTTCAGACAAATCAATAGCTGTCATCCCATTCCACTTCTCAGTTCCATAAGAGTACCACGCACCTCTGCGCTGAATGATATCCATCTCAACCGCAATATCAACAAGCTCCCGGTCAGTATCAATCTTGCCCTCTTGAGGGAGAACATAGTAATAACCTTGAGCGCCGATAGTAGGAATCTGCTTTGTCTTTTCAATTGTCCAGACAGCCCTTTGTGAAGTGATGGTGTGAGTATTATCACGCTCCATCTCCTTCTGTGACATTGAAAGGAACAGTTTTACAACATTGTGCATGTTGTGGTGGACAGTATTGCCCATCTTTGCTTTTGTTACAGCAAACATTCCGCTAAGGTCAACGGTCTGGTGAGCTACGAATAGCATAATGTTCCGTTCTTTGTGGAGGTAATTAACAAGCTTCTGGAGAAGGTAGCCCTGCGAACGGGATTGAAGCCCCATTGCTTTACCACCTTCTGGCTTGTCATAAAACTCTTCTTTGATGATGTTTGATAGAGAGTCAAACAGGAAGATGTGTTTCTCAACATCGTTATTCAAATAGCCGATGAGAGCCTTCATAATCTCTTCTACAATTGTTGATTGAATTACAACAACATCATCAATATTGATACCGCACTTGGCAGCATATTGATCATTGTAAGAATACTCCGAGTCAATAATGACTGGTCGGTATCCTCGTCTTTGAGCTTCCGCAAGAATCCGGAAACACATTGTTGTTTTACCAACTGATGGTGTTCCCCAGAACAAATGGGTTGCCCCTGAGTTAAGCCCTCCCCCAAGCGCACGATTCAAACCGATACTTGGTGTTGGAATAACCTCATGAATAGGCATATGGTCGCCTTTTCTTTTATCTACTACTAGCATTTTTCTCCTTATTTAATTAAAAGTTTTTAGTTGAAAGTTTTTGTGCCAAGTCTTTTAACCACAGACTTAAGAAATGCATCGCATCTCGTTTGCCAATTATACCTGTCATAAACAGATGGCGCTTGATTGAAATAATAATTTACTTCATCATCAAAATTATCCACCACTCTTCTCATCAAATAAATTAAAGAATCAATTTCAGGAAGGACAACATCTCCACAGGTGTACCCAGTATTCTGAGTCTTGCCTAATTTAGCATCTATAATATTTCTACCCAAGAGATCTTTATACGAGCACCATAAGCCTGTTGAAATAACTGGCATTCCGGTAGCAAGGGCTTGTAGGGGGATGAACCCAAAGCCTTCACCCTCGCTAGGGTAAATCAAAACATCATGATCATGGTAAAGCTTAATTAAATCTTCTTGAGATAGAGTTTCGTGAATATAAGTAATATTGTCATGGCGAGGTACCAACATTGACGATATGCCAAACCCTTCTGTATTCTCATTACCGTGATACTTCAAGGTTAAAGAAACATCATGCCTGCCCTGAAACGCTTTAGAGAAGGCAGCCTGTGCCATATCAGCCCTCTTCCGAGGACTTGCTGAGTCAATGTGCAGGAACTTTATCTTTCTGTTTCCACCTCTTCTATGAGGCTTCCACATTTCATCAATTCCCATTTCAAAAACATATGTTGGAGTTGTAATTCCGGAATTAATAACAGCATCTTGTGCAAAATAATTGCCAACCCATATCTCATCCACACAATTCATTGCATCAATCCAATGGTCCCATACTTTTGTAGCCTCCAAATGCGTTCCTTGTATCTTGTATTGATTGTCATGAAATTTTATAAAATCAGGGCTACGCAAGTTCTGCATATTGTGATGGTTGTACCGTTCAGGCTCCATATAAAACAACTGAGCATTTGCTTCACTAGAATTATCAAGGATTTTCATCTTTTCATTCCTATAAGTAAACTTAGAGAAATGTTCAATCATTTTGTAGTAACTATACGAATAACCGGACTTGCCGTTCGCATCCTTAACAAACTGGTCTGTGTGCAATGACAGCTTCAAATTATTTCCTTTCCAGAATAGCCAGTTTCCTTTTACCATGAGGAATGAAACCTTCTGTTTGCATATCGCAAAATTCAAAATCAATCATCGTTGTAACCTTCTTCTCTGTGGTATCCAGTATTTTATTGAATTGCAAAACGCTAGGCGCATGAGTAACTGAATGCTCAATAATTGCGACTTTTGATTGCTCAACAAGTGAAGAGAAACAATTCCACTCACCGTCATCTCCTTCGATTTCAAGACCTAGAGCCATCACTCCACACTCTGAGATATCAAAGAATTCACCTTGCTTGTTACACCACTCTTTGACTGTGCCATGAAAAGATTCTGGCATTGAACCGAGAGGATCAATTTGTACAACTCTTTTTACATTAATCAAGCTTTGCTTGTACGCCCCTACATCGATAACAGTATCAACATCACCAAAATAGTATTCGCAAATATGATGACGAATCATGTACTCCTTGGAGATGAGGTATTCCCATCTATCCATTAGCGACCAACCTTTGGCATAATGACAGCAGTTCCGCAACCGACAGGGAAGTTGAGCATGTCATGTCCATACTTCGTTGACCAATCCACAGCAGCACGATAAGATCCGATGTCTGGATGATCATCATCAGAAGAATTCTTTGTGTCATGAACAGTAATAGCCCATACCTCATGTTTGTTCATCTTTGAACCATAATTCTCTAGGTCTTTATAAACCTGCTCATATGTGTGGTCTGCATCAACATGCAGGTAGTCAATTGAATCAAACAATTGATGGCAGTTATCTGTCTTATCAACAATAAGATTAATTTCTGGGTAACCAATAATCCCTTCAGCGGTGTATATTGGTAAACCCCAAGGTCCAATGTTTGCATCAATCAAGTTGACATTATATTGACCAAGTAGACCTTCTTTAATTAAAGACTTTTGTGATTCAACAGCCAACTTTGGTACAAAACCAGCACCGGAACCCAAGCAAACAATGCTACTCGCCCTCAAAGAATAAGGAAGTGCATA